GGAAGACCGAGACGATCCATTCCGCCAACCTCGAGACCAACGTCGGGATGGTGAAGTTCGAGCTCCCGGTCACCCCGGAAATCATCGAACTCCTGCGCGCGTGGAAGACCAACCGGAACGCGAACGTCGTCCAGATCGCCGGCTCGACTCCGGAAGGGCAGATCACGCGGACGTTCTCCAACGCGGCCCTCGTGAACAACTACGAGGTCGGCATCGGTTCCGAGACCACGATCGAGGCGGAGTTCCGAGGCGACTCCCCGATCTAACCACCCACACCCTCGGCGGAGATCCCACGCTTGCCCGAGATCAAGTCCCAGATCCGTTTCGTCCTCTCGTCCGCGTTGCCCTACTCGCATAAAGGGCAGATGCAGGAGGGGACTTTTGTCGAGCTCTCGGCGCCGACGGGGAAGAACACCCGGGAGTGCGCCGCGCTCAAGCAGGCGTTCTTCCGCGCCGCGACCCGCGAGACCAACGCGAGCGCGGGCGGCGGAGGTGGAGCGGAACCCGAGGCGCCCTCCGGTTCGGAGGTCATCATGGCCCTGGCCGCCTCAAAGGAGATCGACCTCGGGGAGTTTCTCTCGCAGGGCCGCAAGCTCCTGACCTCGGGAGTCGCCCTGGTCGACGGTGAGGAAAAGCTCACCGGCTCGCTCGTGGACGCGCTCTCGGACGAGGACTTCCAGAATATGGTCGGGGAGTATCTCGTGGGTTTTTGCCTTGCCTCGATCTACTCGCGGACCCAGAAAAGTTCCTGACCGCGGTAACCGACCTCCTCGTGGTCTTCGAGGGCGGGGTATCCTATTCAGAACTTATGGGGATGCCGGTCCCCGAGTTTCTGTCCCTGCAAAAGCAGGCGCAGCGAATAGTGGATAGGTCGAGGCGGGCCGCGCGGGCGAAGCGGCCGGGGAAGTAGAGGACCAGACCGTGGCCGGGAATCGCGTCAGCTATACCTTCTTCGCCTCGGACAAGTTCTCGGCCGTCGCGCGGAAGATCGCGGCCTCGATCGTGGTCGTCCGCGGAAAGATGCGCGGGCTCGAGGCGCAGCTGAAGCGGATCGACAAGTCCGCCTCGGTGAGCCTCGGCCGCAAGCTGCGGGGCGTGTCCCTCGCTGCGGGCGTCGCCGCGGGGGCGAGCCTCAAGGCCTTCGGAGATCTCGAGGCGGGCGTCCTCAACGTGACGACCCTGCTCGAGGACGACGCCGCGGTCGCGAAGTACCGGGGGCAGATCCGCGGGATGATCGAGGACACGGTCCTCGAAGGGTTCTCGATCGAGGATGCCTCCAGCGCGGTCTTCGACAACGTGAAGGCCCTCGGGGCAGGGGAGAAGAGTTTCAAGGCGTTCTCCGCGGCCCAGATCCTCGCACGATCTACGAATACCGAGATCGGGACGGCGGTCCGGGGCGTTTCCTCGATCCTCAAAGCCTACGGCCTCGAGACGACCGACGCGACCAAAGTCACGGACGCCTTCGTGATCGCGCAGCGCAAGGGGATCAAGGTCGAGGACATGGCCGAGGCGATCGCCAAGGTCGCGCCGCTCGCGGCCCAGGCCGGGATCGGTTTCGAGGAGCTCTTCGCGACGACCGCGCAGCTCGCGAGCAAGGGGATGGCTCCGGGCGATGCGGTCAACGCGACCAAAGCCGCGATCGTGGCCCTGATCAAGCCCGGGAAGACCGCCGAGAAAATGTTCCGGGCCCTCGGGGTTCCGGTCGGGGTGGCCGAAATCAAGTCCGCCGGCCTCGCGGCCACGCTCGGAAAGCTCGCGGTCGTCGGGCAGAAGTACCCCGACATCATGGACCAGCTGATCCCGAACGTCCGCGCGCTCACGGCGGCCGCCGCGCTCGGCGCGCCCGAGCTCGCGGCGATCAAGAAGACGATGGGGGAAATGGGCGCCGGCGGCGCCGCGCTCGGCGCCCTCGCGAAGCAGGAGAGCTCGTTCAACGACGCGCTGGGGGACACGCTCGGGAGTGTGCGAATCCTGGGGTCGATGATCGGAGAGGGGCTCGCGCCGGTTCTCCGCGTGGTCGGTTTCCTCCTTCGCGGAATGGTCTCCGGCCTGCGCGCGCTCGGGCCCATCGCCGGGCCGATCCTCGCAGGCATCATCGGGATCGCCGCCGCCGCGGCGCCGGTCCTGATCTTCTTCGGGAAGTTCCTCGCGGTGGCGAAGCTCATCGGCGTCGGGATCGCGGCCGCGTTCTCGTGGCCGGTTCTCGCGATCGTCGCGCTCGCGGCAGCGGTCGGGGCGGCGGTCTACTTCGTGGTCAAGAACTTTGACGCGATCGCGGCCAAAGCGGCGGCCTTGAAGAACGCCGTCGCCGGGTTCCTCGGCTTCGGATCGGGCTCGGTCGACGTCGGGATCAAAGGCGCGGCGGACCAGATTCGCTCGCAGACCGACATCAACGTTCTGCTCTCGGCGCCGAAGGGTGCGGTGCAGTCGGTGAAGACCTCGACCTCGGGGGATACGTCCGGACTCAACCTCGGGGTCAATATGGCCGGAGCGTTCTGACATGGACCCGCAGGACCTTCAGCCCGCGAGCTACCGGGGCGTCCCTTTCTACGTCGCATCCACCACCACGGCCGGCGGCCGGAAGACCGCCACGAAGTCCTTCGTGAACTCGGACCTCCAAGTGGTCGAGGACCTCGGGAAGAAGCAGCGCGAGTTCTCGGTCTCCGGGATCGTTGCCGCGCGACACAACGCGTCCGGCGCGGTGATCCGGACCTACCTCGAGATCCGAAACGCGCTGCTCGCTGCTCTCGAGAAGGGCGGCCCGGGCGTCCTGGTCCATCCGTTCTATGGCCGCCTCGAGAACGTGGTCGCCGTCACGTTCAGCATTTCGGAAGACCTCTCGAAGCTCGGCGAGGCGCCGATCGAGATTCAGTTCGCGATCTCGAACGCGGACGGTCTGCCGCAGCCGACCGAGAGCGTCCTCGGTTCGGTCCAGGACGGCGCGTCCGCCGTTTTCGCGGCCGCCGGCGCCGCGATCGCGGGAGGGTTCAAGGTCACCCCGAAGAACACGGGCAACTTCGCGGCCGCGGTCGAGAAGATTCAGGGGGTCGCCGCCGCCGTTCGGAAGTCCACGCGCTCGGCCGCCTCCGCGGAGGACAAGCTCGACTCGTTCAACCGGCTCCTGAGCGCCTTCGACGGCGGAGCGGTCCCGCTCGCGAGTGACCCGACCGGGCTCGGGACCGCCACGGTCGCGCTGCTCACGGGGATCTCCGGGCTCTACTCCTCGAAGACCGACGTGTTCGAGACCCTCGCGCGCCTGTTCAATTTCGGGGATGGTGACGCGGTGATCGTCCCCACCACGCTGAACCTGACCGAGCGCAAGCAGAACCGGGACACGCTCAACGCGACGACCCAGGCGATGGCTCTCTCCGGCGCCTACCAGGCCGCCGCCGAGATTGACTTCGCCACGGTGGACGAGGTGGACTCCACGTCCGAACGCCTCGAGGCGCAGTATCAGAAGCTGACCGACTCGGGCGAGCTCGAGGTCGGCGCCCAGGAAGAGCTCGACCGCCTGCGCGTCTCGGCGAACGCCTTCTTCGACGCGCAGCGCGCGACGAAGCCCCGGACGGTCACGGTTCGGACCAACCAGACCTCCTCGCGCCTGCTCGCGTACCAGTACTATGGATCGTCCGAGCTCGGGGACGATCTCGCGAAGTTGAACGGCCTTCGGGACGCGGGGATCGTCGAGGGCGACGTCAAGGTTCTTACGGCGTGAGCCTCGCCATCGAAGTCGCGGGCGTGCGCTACGAGGGCTGGGTCTCGGCCTCCGTCGAGGTCAAGATGGACGCGCTCGCGCGCGCGTTCAACTTCGAGACCACGGCCCGGGACGGGAAGCCTCTCCCGATCCGGGGCGGGGAGTCCTGCCGGATCTACGCCGACGGCGACCTGATCCTCTCGGGCTACGTCGAGATCGTCGAGGTAGAGGGCGACGCCGAGAGTCATTCCATCCAGATCAAGGGCCGGGACAAAACGGCGGACGTGGTCGATTCGACGCTCGGGGTCCTCTCGGATCTCCGCCCCCCGATCACGCTCGCCACGGTCTGCCGACGGACGTTGAAACACCTCGACTGTGGGGTGAAGGTGGTCGACCTCGCGAGCCCCGAGAAGTACAACGAGGCCGAGGACCTGGTGGCGCCCGAGCCCGGGAAGCCCGCGTTCGAGTTCCTCGAGACGCTCGCCCGCAAGCGCCAGGTCCTGCTCACTTCCAACGAGAACGGCGACCTGGTGATCGCGCGCCCGAGTGGCGCGAAGACCGGCGCGACCCTGCTCCACCGGGTCGGGGACGACGCGAACAACGTCCTCTCCTACTCCGTCTCCTACGACTCGACCGGGCGCTTCCGAGTCTACAAAACCCTGAGCCAGTTGAACGTGGTCCCGATGCTACTCGCGGGCGGGGTGGACCCGTCCTCGATCGTGAGCCAGGGGGAGGATCGGGTCGTCCTCGACAAGCAGATCCGCCGCGGTCGGCAGATGGTGACCACCTCGGAGTCCGCGTTCTCCGCGCTCGAGGGGGACAAGCGGGCCCGGTGGGAGGCGAACTTCCGGCGCGCTCGCGGGCGGGTTTACGGTGCCTCGGTCGACGGGTTCCGCGACTCGAAGGGCAACCTCTGGCGCCCGAACACGCGGGTCCGGGTGCGCGACGAGTACGCGGCGATCGACGAGGAAATGCTGATCTCGGCGGTCACCTACGCCCAGACCGAGAGCGGCGGCAGCTTGGCGACCCTCTCGCTCGTCGACAAGGACGCCTATACCCTCGAGGTCTCGGAGCCGCAGGAGGACGAGCTCGGGCTCGGTCTCGTGGCGGACTCGGGCGAGCTCCCGGAGAGCGGCTTCCCCGATGCATCGTTTGACCCGACGGAAGGGGGCCTCCCGTGAAGTCCGGCAGCGGCAAGGACCTGGTCGCGCGCGCGATCAAGAACGTCGTCCGGTGGGCCATGACCACGCGGGACGGCGACGACTCCGGGGACTGCCCGAAGCTCCAGGTCGGCTACCTCGGGAAGATCGGGGACGCTGCGGCCTGGTTCCCCTACGGCCTCCACGCCAACGTACCCGCCGGCGAGCTCGCCGTCATGTTCGCGATGCAAGGCAACCCCGAGTCGCGCGTGGTTCTGCCGGGATCCTCGAAGGCCCGACCCCATCCGATCGCCGTCGGGGAGGTGGTCCTCTACCACCCGGGGACCGGCTCGCTGGTCCACCTCAAGGCGAACGGGGACGTGCTGGTGCAGGCCGCGGGGAACGTAGAGGTCACGGCCGCCGGGACCGCGGACGTCACGGCCGCTGGGGACATTACCCTGACGAGCGCGACCAAAGTCGCGATCGCGGCGCCCGCGATCGAGGCCGCGCTCGGAGCTACCCTTGCCCTCTTGAACGCGACGGCCCTCTCAACCTACAACTCCCACACGCACCCGGGCAGCCCGAACGTTGTCCCGGTCCCGCAGATGGTTCTCGGGACCGACTCGACCGTGATCCTCAAGGGGAGCTAGACCGATGCGAGGAATCGACGCGGCCCTGGTGGAGCTCGAGGGCGGGGCCTTCGACATTCAGATCGGCTTCGACGGGGACATTCAGACCGAGGACTTCTTCGACTCTGCGATCGTGGTCAGCCTGTTCTCCGATCGACGGGCCAACGAGGCCGAGGTCTCGGAGTCGAGCCGGCGCCGCGGGTGGATCGGCAACGAGTACACCCCCGGCTTCGAGATGGGGTCGAAGTTGTGGATCTTCGAGCAGTCCCGCCTGACCCGCACCGTCATCGGCGAGCTCGAGAACGCGGCGCGGGCCGCGCTACAATGGCTCGTCGACGAGGGATTCGCGGTTTCTATTGGAGAGATCACGGCCCGCCCGTTCGGTAACGGGGGCCTGGCGCTCGAGGTCGAGATCTTCCGGACCACCTCGATCGTGACGCGGCGCTACTTTGAGCTCTGGCAGAACACGGGAGTCACCGCCTAGTGGCCCTTACCACGCCCGACAACGTCGCCGAAGTGATCGACCGCGCGATCGCGGACGTCGAGCTCGCCCTCTCGCCCTACGGCGGGAAGCCCGCGCTCGCGAACTCGTGGCTCAAGGCCCTGGTCGTCGCGGTCTGCAATCGGGTTTTCGACTTCTACTACGCCCTGGACGTGGCCGCCCTCGAGGCCCTCCCAGACACGGCGGTCGAGAACCTCGAGCGCTGGGCCGCCATTTGGGGAATCGTCCGGACCCCCGGCGCGCCCTCGGGCGGGAACGCCGTCGCGACGGGGATCCTCGGGAGCGTGGTCCAGGGCGGCGCGATCGTGGCCGCCGGCGACGGCAAGCAGTATGCGGTCGCGGCGGATTCAGAGGTGACCGCGAAGGTCCTCGCCGTGACTTCAATCACGCGCGTCGGCAGCGTGGCGACCCTGACGACCACCCTGCCCCACGGCCTCGGGACCAACGTCCGGATCTCGGTCGCCGGCGCGGTCGAGACGGCCTACAACGTGACCAACGTCCCGCTCTCCACGATCGGGAGCTCGCTCGTCATCACCTATCCCGTGGCCGGCGCGCCCGCGACCCCCGCGACGGGGACGATCACGCTGCTGTTCAACTCCGCCGTCCTCGCGCTCGAGTCAGTCGAAGCGGGGGAGGACCAGGACCAGCCGTTCGATTCCGCGCTCAAGCTCGAGAGTCCGATCGCCGGAATCGAGGACGTCGTGCGGGTGGACTTCGACGAGCTCGGCGGAGGCGCAGACCGAGAGCTCGACGCCGACCTCCGCGTTCGCCTGCTCGAGCGGATCCAGAACCCCATCGCCCATTTCTCCGCGGCCGAGATCGTCGCGGTCGCGAAGACCGTCCCTGGCGTGACCCGGGTCTTCGTCTTCGAGATCACCCCGGTCGTGGGCCAGGTCACGATCTACTTCACGCGCGACAATGACGTGAGCCCGATCCCGAACGGGGCCGAGGTCGCCGACGTCAACGCCGTGATTCAGGCGATCCGGCCTGCCAACTCGGACGAGGACGACGTGATCGTCTCGGCGCCGGCGCCGATCACCGTGAACTTCACCTTCACGTCGCTCTCCCCGAACACGGCCTCGATGAAGACCGCGATCACCGCGAGCTTGCAGCAGTTCTTCGCGGAACGTCCGACCGTAGGCGCGAACGTGGTGCAGGACGCCTACCGCTCCGCGATCTATAACACGGTCGACCCTGAGACCGGCGACGAGGTGGTGTCCTTCACCCTCTCGGCCCCGAGCGGCGACGTCGCGATCACGGCGGGCCAGCTCGCGATCCTCGGGAACGTGGTCTTCCCGTGAGTGATCTTCGCCGGCAGACCGAGGCGCTCGCCGGCTACCTCCCGGGCGGGCGAGCTTTCGCCTCGAAGCGGATCGACGGGACCACCACGCGCGCCCTGCTCGAGGGCCTCGCGGGCGAGCTCCTCCGCGTCGACGGCGCGCTCGAGGAGTTCCGCCGGG